CGTTAAACCACCTATCCTTAACTATTTTCTTAACCATTTTCCCAAAACACTTCTTCGTTAGTACTTGCATAGTAACAGGACTAACTCTAAAGCTTCTAGGATCTTTCTTTTCATTGTTTCTTAACTCATCCTTAAGTGTTTCAAACCAAGCTATGTGTTTAACTTCTACATCTCCTGTTTCCATCCTCTTCTCAAAATCATCATACAAAACTCTAAAATCCTCTTTAAAGACTCCTTCGTCAAAATCAAAACATTCTTTTTTCCCTTTTATAGGAAAAATTCCATTAGATGATTTCTTATTTATTGGGGCTAACATATCATCTCCTTTTACTATTTCCTTCTCACTTAAATCATCAAAATTTTCGAAATATAAATCTAACACTTTGCCGGCAAAATCTAATTCCTCATGATCTACTGGACCTATCTCGCATCTACTCGATTTAGAAACATCTTTTACGGTGTGTGAACCATAAACACTCAAATTTGCTGGTTTCCTCGTATTTTCAAAAACATCATGCAAACCTGTTTTAATAAAATTGCTATTTTTTGGTACATAAACGTTTAAATCTGTTTCTATCTTTAAAGCACTACAATTTTCATAAACCTTTTTACTAATGGGGGCTGTGATCTTTAATCCATTGTCTACACTGGAAAAAACGTCAAATAAATCTTCTCTACACTTCCTAGACCATTTTAGTGATGCTCCAATACTCTTCGAATCATGACCTGCAACATGCATTCCTACTAACATACCTTGACTTGTAACTAACAAAGTTCCACACATACCTGCAAAGTGTAAATCTTTATAGGCAACTGGGTCTTCTATTTTGTTGTTTATTGTACCAATTGGATAAACAATAGGTCCAACGCTATTTATATCTAATAAAATACCTTCTAACTTAATAATCTTCTCTGGAAAAACAATACCTACCACTTGATCATAACAAGGTTGAAAACAGCTTGCTAATTTGGGAAAAGGTGAAGGATAACCATCACTAAGTGAAACAACTGCGACGTCATTATCTATATTAACATATACTACCGAAACTGGTGAGTGGTCGACTATACGGTAATTTTTGTTTCTATCTCCATAAATCGTGATCTGCATAACTCTATCTAAAACTAAATGGTATGGTACCAAAATTTTCCTTCCCGATATTAAACTATGACACTTAATTACATGGACTACTCCTTTTTCAACATAAGTCATGTCTATTTCAAACATTTGTGATGATATTT